GAAAGAGTCAAGTAGGGTCAGGTATGCGAGGAGACAAAATCCGCACATACAGATTTCAAGATGATTCTGTCCAAGATCACATCACAGGTCGTAGAGCGAAATGCTCTGCTATTCTCAAAGGCAATATCGATTTACTCTGGAGATAAAAATGAATCCGTGGATACAGAATGTGTCGCTCAGCGATGTCAAGAAAGGACATCATGTTGCGGTCAAAGAAAATTCCATGCTGATCCAGATCGTGGACCCTGCTATGGAGTTTCCTACTCCCGCACAGAAGTTCCGAGAAATACATCAGTTCGAGTTTCTTGATCTTGAAAAGACAGATGACACTATCAACGATGATTGGAAGGTCAGCGATGCCCAGGCTGCTGAACTTGTTCGCTTGTTACAACATGCTCTTGATAACAAAATGGATGTTGTAGTCCACTGCGTGGCAGGTGTTTGCCGCTCTGGTGCTGTCTGCGAAGTTGGGGTGATGATGGGCTTCCGTGACACAGAAGTGTTTCGTTCACCTAACCTGCTGGTCAAGCACAAGATGATGAAGTGCCTAGGTTGGACCTACGATGAAAACGAGCCTCACACTATCAACGGTGTGACTCTGCCCTCGGGCATCGTAGTTCCTCCTAAGACCATAGATTGGACCAACGACAACGAAAAAGTCTTTACACTGGCTGCTGAACGCAGAGCTCGTAGAGAGCAGGAAGGAGATATCTAATGTATATCACTAAAAAAGAAGTTGAAAAGATTCTAGCAGTCATGACAGAGTTTGATGACGCTAGAAGTTATCGGTTAGAAGCAGACAATACCAGCGGTATTGGCAGCATCCTAACTCTAGAAATGGACATGGACATCAATGATCGTCCTGCCACAGTTAGGGTTGATATCTCAGGCGTGGAGGATTGGTAATGGGCGATGATGACAACATGGTTCCCGATCACACTAAAGGTGCTCTAGAAAGATATTGGACACACGGCTACGAGCCCGGCAGCTTTTTGGGCAGCTTGCTCTGTGGCGATGTGTTCAATGCTATTCTTAGGGCAGATCCCTGGAACAAAGAAGCACTAGGACCTATCGTAGAGTATATCGTGCGTAAGGCTCCTAGAGGCAGCTACGGCAGCGTGGCTCTGTATCAAGATTGGATCAACCGCGGTGTGGCTTTTCAGCAACACGAAAAGAACCGTGTAGTTGACTATTTGAGCAATTGACCTTATAATACTAATATGGAATACAGTGTTCAATCTCGTAGCAAACAGACCAAGGCTTTCATAGAAGCATTATTGCCCTCTATGATCAAGCAGTTGGGTTTGACTCGTAGCAAGAAACTGTTGTTTGTTAAGACTGCTCGCACAGGACTCGATGGACATGACGGATTAACCAGTCATCTCAAACAGTTCGATGCCATAGTAGTCTTGATCAGGCCGCAGAATCTTGAGAAAATTGGTCTCACACTTGCTCACGAAATGGTCCATGTAAAACAGTTGGCCAAAGGTATCTTAACTTCTGACAGTCGAGGTAACTATTGGAGAGGTCGTAGGTATGGGGCACGGACCAAGTATTTGGACATGCCCTGGGAAATAGAAGCATTTTCAAAACAAGAGCTCGTCTTTAGGAGAGCATTAACATGAAAGGAGGGCAAGATGCCTAGCGTATTTTTAGTTAGCGATACGCATTTCGGACACGCTGGCGTTTGCCGCTTCACCCGAAATGATGGTTTTACAAAGTTGCGTCCCTGGGACGATCCTGCGGAGATGGACGAAGCTATGGTCAAGGCTTGGAACGAAAGGGTCAAGCCTACAGACAAGGTCTACCACTTAGGTGACGTTGTTATCAACCGCAAGGCTTTGTCTACTTTGCGTAGATTGAACGGTGACAAGGTGTTGATCCGTGGTAACCACGATATCTTTAGAGATGACGAATACCGCCAATACTTTAGAGAGTTGAGGGCATACCATGTGATGAACGGTATGATTTTGTCACACATACCAGTTCACTCAGATAGTTTGGGTAGATTTGGAGTTAACATACACGGTCACTTACACGCAAATCGTGTTCGTAAGGCTCGTGGTGTTGATGCTAGAACCGGAGAAATTTTATACGGTGATGAAATCGATCCACGCTACCACTGTGTTTGCGTAGAACAAACACCGGACTTTGCTCCTATCTTATTCGAAGATGTGATCAAGCGTATCGAAGCAGAAGGCGGTGAGGTAGGCTTTAGGAACGGTAACGGACCTACAATGTGACATTAACTACGCG